GTATACAAATTCTATTCAATTGATAGATACATCTTCCGAAAGAGTTGGAGCATCGGCAACTGCTATTGTAAATTCTCAAGGTCAGATTCAAAATATTTCAATAACAAATTCAGGACAAGGGTATAGTCAAGTTCCTGGCGTATCAATATCATACCCACAATCTGGAATTATTACTAACAGAGCAACTGCTACTGCTACTCTTAGTGGAGATTCATTAAATAATGTAACTATTACTAATTCTGGAGCAGGGTATTCCTCTACCAATCCACCAAAGGTCATCATAGATCCTCCAGCAGTTAAAAGTGACATTGTAAATAATAATGTAAGTTATTCTGGTGATTTTGGAATTGTGACTGGTATAAGCACGGTTGGAGCTTCATCAACAGAATTATTCGTAAACTTATACATTCCACAAGATTCATTCTTAAGAAATTTAACCTATACAGATCCAAAAATTCCAGAATCAAAAATTGAAGTTGGTGATTACATTAAAATATCAAATTCTATACCGATTAATGGACAAGTTCCTATAGTTTCAAGAAGACTTGATAATACTATCATTGGAATCGCAACTACCACTTCTACTGGTATTTCTAATGTATATCAAGTTGCTAGTGTTACTACAGAGAATGAAGATATTTTTGGACTTGTAAATGAACCTGTAAAACAGATTAAAGTTTTTGTTACTGATAATAGTAATGTTGTTACTGCAACTAGCGAATACTATGGAGACTATAGTTGGGGTAAAGTAGAAATTCCAGAAGATTCATTATTGAATAATTACAATTATTCGGATCTAAGTAATACACCAACAGTTAGAAGAACTAATCCATTGAAATATGATAGTTACCGTGAATAAATATATAATATAAAAACTGTATTAATCGATGGCTGCTATTGTAACGGATCAATTTAGAGTATTAAATGCTGAAAATTTTATTTCGCAGTTCAAAAATAGTTCGTTGTATGCATTTGTGGGATTGACAAATTCCACTGATTACAATGCCAATTGGGAAAGTAATCCACCAGGACCCATTGATTCATTTGACAATTTCAATGATGTTTGGGATACTATAGTAGCTCTTAAAAAAATAAATTTTAGTGATATAACAAGAGTAATTCCAAGAAAACAATGGGAATCTGGAATTACTTATGACATGTATAGGCATGATATTAGCAGAAATACTGCTTCACAACCTTTTTATACAAATAAAACTAGTTTATATGAATCAAATTACTATGTAATGAATAGTGATTTTCGTGTTTATATCTGTTTACAAAATGGAACAAGTCCAGAAAATAAATTCGGAAATCCATCAATTGATGAGCCAAAGTTTACTGATCTTGAACCTAGAGAAGCTGGAACAAGTGGAGATGGATATATTTGGAAATATCTTTATACAATTAGTCCAGGAGATGCTATAAAATTTGATTCTCTTTTCTATATTCCAGTTCCCGATGATTGGGGAAGTGATGTAGAAACTGCACTAATAAAGGACAATGCAAATTCGTCTATCAGTGGACAACTGAAGACGATAATTATTAAAAATAGAGGATTGGGTTTAGGAAGTCCTGGTACTAAAGAAAATATTCCTATTATTGGTGATGGTGATGGTGCATTGGCAACTATTGTTATTGGTAACGATGGTACTGTAGAAGATATTATAATTACTAACGGTGGAAGTGGATATACTTATGGTGTTGTTGATTATGCTTCCGCAGGAATAAATGGAGATCCTAATCCTGAATTTGATGTCATAATTCCACCTCCTGGTGGACATGGATTTGACATTTACAAAGAATTAGGTGCTAAAAATGTTTTGATGTACTCTAGAATAGAGAATGACAATCTAGATCCAGATTTTGTTACTGGAACTAAAGTTGCAAGAATTGGACTTATAAAAAATCCAGTTTCATTTGAATCTACTGAATTAGCATCAAAACAAAAAGTAAGTAATGTTTATGCTTTAAAATTAATCGGAGTTAATCCAAATGACGTTGAAAACGCTACTTTTGCTGCCAATAGTATAATTAAACAAACTCAGAATGATACCGGAATTGCTTATACTGCTGTTGGGAGAGTAATTAATTATGACAAAAATACTGGAGTATTAAAATATTGGAAAGATAGATCCAATTCTGGATTTACAACTGGCACATATAGTTTAAATGACCCTCAAGTATATGGACAAAATTGGGAATTTATATCATCATCAGATATTATTGTCGGAGAGACTAGCTCATTGGGAATTGACACTGGATTTACAGGGATAACTACAGAGATAAATAGTCAAACATATAATCTTGGACAGGAATTTACCAACGGTCTATCTAACCCAGAGGTTAAAAAATATTCCGGAGAAATGATTTATATTGATAATAGACCATCTATTACTAGATCAATAAATCAAAAAGAAGATATCAAAATTATTTTGCAATTCTAATAAGGATTATGCCACAAGAACTTAATTTCAATAGATTACCATATTTTGACGATTTTGATGTCAATAAAAATTTTTATCGAGTATTATTTAAAGCTGGATATCCTATTCAAGCAAGGGAGTTAAATAATATTCAGTCAATTCTTCACAATCAAATTGAAGAGTTTGGAAATCATGCTTTTAAAGAAGGCAGTGTCGTAATACCTGGTCAAACAACATATATTAAAGATTTTTTTGCTGTAGAGATTGAGGACGTATTTGCCGGAATTCCAGTTTCATTTTACTTAAATGAATTAGTTGGAAAGAAAATAACTGGACAAGATTCTGCAGTAACTGCAAAGATTGTAAAGGTATTAAGTTCAGTTGAGTCTGTTAGAGGAAATAATACATTATATGTTGAGTATATAGACACATCTTCCGATTATACTCAGAAAGAATTTTTTGATAATGAAACTTTATTATTGAATAACTCTCTTAAATATGGCAATAGCACTATAAGTCAAGATGAAGGTTTTGCCCTAACTATAAATGAAAATGCAACTTCTACAGGATCTGCATTTTCAATTTCTAATGGCATTTATTTCTTAAGAGGGTCCTTTGTAAATGTAAACGATGAATTAATTATACTAGATCAATATTCAAATAATCCCACGTATAGAGTTGGATTGAATATTAATGAGCAAGTAATAACTTCGGATTCCGACGAATCTCTAACAGATAACTCTCAAGGATATAATAATTTTGCTGCTCCTGGAGCAGATAGATTTAAAATTTTACCAACATTAACTAAAAAATTAGTAACAGATTTAGATAATTCTAATTTTGTACAAATTGCTGAACTTCGTAATGGAATTATTAGAGAAGAAAACTCCAATACACCGTATAATTTTTTAACAGATGAATTTGCTAGAAGAACTTATGACGAATCTGGTGATTACTATGTAAATCCATTTTCAATATTTTGTAGGGAAAGTTTGAATGATGATATTAATAATGGGGGTATTTTTAATGAGGGAGAACTGACATATTCTGGGAATATTCCAGATGAAAATTCTTTGGTTTACAAAATTACACCAGGAAAAGCATACGTAAAAGGATATGAAGTTGATATTGTAGGGACAAATTTACTAGATGCACCAAAATCAAGAACTACTAAGTTAAAAGAAGGATATTCAGTTAATTTTGGATTTACTCCAACTTTAGAATTAAATAATGTTTCTGGGTCTCCAAAAATTGGAATAAGCACTTCAACTACTCTGAGTTTGAGAGATGAGAGAATTGGATCTGATTATACAATAGCATCTGGAGATGAAATTGGTTCCGCAAGAATTTATGATTATGTATTAGAGCAAGGTGGATATACGGTCAGTGATTTAACTCAAAATATATGGGATTTAAGTTTATTTGATATTCAGATATACTCAACGATCACATTAAACGAACCAATAACACTATCCGTTCCAACTAAAATAACTGGAAAATATACAGGAACGACAGCATTCTTAAAAACTGCAGTTTCAGGTTCTTCCACAATTACTGTCTATGAAATAAATGGAAATTTCTCAGAAAAAGAGCATATAGTATTTGATGATACTGACGAGAATCAAAATTCTAGATTCATAACCTCTATTAAAAACTATGGCATTTCAGATGTAAAGTCAGTATTCGTCGAAGATGCTAGTATTGGAGCTGGCATTACATTTGCAGCAGATACTGTACAAAGACCCTTTGCAGTTCTTGGAAATGCACAGATAACAGATGGAACATCTGGAATTTCTACCGTCACTGTAGAAGGCAAGGACATAGAAAATCTTGTCTTTAATGGAAATATTGTACAATATACAAAACCAGGAATTTCTTCGATTTCTTTTGCGAAAGTAAATAGTGTTTCTTATGAAGATAATACTATTGAAATTTCTGCAGTTCAGAATGTTGGAACATTTATTAATGGAGATTTACCAACAACAGATATTGAAGTCAATAACTTAACAGTAGTTTCAACAAACTTCCAAACAGAAACATTTAGTGGTAATTATTCTTACGATCAATCCTTATACAGTACAGTACCCAATAAAAATGTAAGATCTGTTAACTTAGAAGATTCTGAATTAATTATCAGAAAACAATTTTCTATTAGTATAACAAATAATTCAACAACTACTTTAAATCTGAACGAAAACGAGGAGTTTTTACCATTTGATGAAGAAAATTACACTATAATAAGAAGTGATGGAACATTAGAAGTTCTTACTCAAGATAAGTTTGCATTTACTAATGGCAATAAAGAATTAGTTGTTAATGGTATGGGAGATAATGATTCTAATGCAGTATTAATATCTACTATTAAAAAGAAAAATATAAAATCAAAGACAAAAATTAAAAAAATAGTAGATAGTATTATTGTTGACAAATCTTCTTTACCATCTTCAGGAATTGGATCTACAACTTTAAATGATGGTCTTGTTTTTGGCAACTACCCTTATGGAACAAGAGTTCAAGATGATGTAATTTGTCTAAATCATCCCGAAGTGCTGCAGATTTATGGAATTTATGAATCTTTTGGAGTAAATGAAGCACAACCTCCGAGCGTCATTTTAAACACATTAACGGGACAAACTTCAACAACAAATGATTTAATTATTGGTGAAGAAATAGTTGGTTCAATTAGTGGAGCAAAGGCAATTTATGTAGAAAAAATCAACGATAATAGTATTAGATTCATTTATACTAATAATGTAAGATTTTTTAGTGAGGAATCAATAACCTTTTCGAGTTCTTCTGTAACTGCTATTATTTCATCATTAACATCTGGATCTAAAAATATAATTAATAATTATACATTAAAATCTGGACAAAAAAATACTTATTATGATTATTCTAGAATAGAAAGAAATCCTTCATTTTCTTCACCAACCAATCAATTAAAAATATACTTCATGAGATCTTTTTATAATGATTCTGATGATGGGGATATTACTACAGTAAATTCTTATGGAAACTTTAACTATACCAATGAAATAAATAGCATTTCAGGAAATAGAACTACCGATATCATTGATTATCGACCAAGAGTTTCTACTTATTCTGTTGTTGAGAATGTCTCATCTCCATTTGAATTTGATGGTAGGAATTTTAATTCAGAAAATCATAGCTCTAAAGAAATTATTTCTTCAGATAGTTCGTTAATTATTTCTTATGATTACTATCTACCAAGAATAGATAGAATTTATTTAAATAAAGATAAAACATTTACTATAAAATTTGGAGCACCTTCAGATAATCCAAATTTACCGGAAGAAATTTCTGGATCAATGAATATTGCAAATATATATTTACCTGCTTATGTTTATAATACTTCTGATGTAAAAGTAGAGACTATTGATTATAAGAGATATCAAATGAAAGATATCTTTAAGTTGGAGAACAGGATTAAAGATCTTGAGTACTATACATCTCTTTCTTTACTAGAAAGTAAAACGGAAAATCTATTCATAGATGATGGAACAGGACTGAATAGATTTAAGAGTGGATTTTTTGTTGATAATTTTACAACATCAAACTCGCAAAATATTACATCTGGAGTCAATAACAGTATTGATGTTGAGTATGGTGAACTCAGACCAGCACATTATACAACTAATTTAAAATTAGAAATTTCAAATGTTACAATTTCTGGAGTTGGAGAATCTTCAGATTCTAAAGAAGACAAGAATTTTGCTAATATTGCTGGGTCTAATGTAGCAAGAACTGGTGATATTTTATCATTATCATATTCTGAAACTTCATGGATCAATCAAACTTTTGCTACAAGATCTACAAAGGTTACTCCTATAGCAAATAATCTATGGGAAGGAACTATTAAACTAACACCTGAAGTTGATATTTGGGTTGATACTAATAGATTTGAATTGAGTAATATAAATTCAAATTTTAGAGATTCTTTTTATAATATAATCTCTTCAATTGACGAAGAAATTATAGATAATCAAGATGGAAGACGCCTTGGTATTATCCCAAATGTATGGAGATCTTGGGAAAATGTTGGAGCTTCTAGAAGTAGAATTAGCAATCTATACACACCTAGATCACAACCAGATGTAGATAATGAAATTTCTCACTTAAAAGTTGGAATTCCCAATACATTCAAAACAGTTAAAGATTCAAACTCCAAAAAAGTATCATCTTTAATAAAGAAACAGAGAAAAATAGCAAGTTCTATTGGACAGAAGTCATCTGGTGATAGAATTATTGATAAATCATTTACTAACTATGTAAGATCCAGAAACATTTCATTTACAGCACAAAAATTAAAACCATATACAAGAGTATATCCATTTTTTGATGGATACAATGTCTCTGATTATTGCTTTCCAAAATTAATCAATATTCAAATGATTAAAGGTACATTTGAAGTTGGAGAAACTGTTATTGGTGAATTTGATCTTACAGATAATATTGAAAATCCACTAAAAATTAAGTTTAGAGTTGCACAGTCAAATCATAAATTTGGAGCATATAATGATCCAATAGACGTTTACACTATAAATCCTTATGATGGTGATAGGGATGTAAATATTTCCGAAGATTATTCAACATCAAGTACAATACTAAACATTGATACAGCATCTTTATCTGATGACCTAAACTCAGATTTTAATGGAATTATAAAATCTGGCATGATTTTAAAGGGTTTAGAATCAAAAGCAGAAGCATCAGTTGTAGATGTTGCTTTAATTTCTGATACTTATGGTACTTTAACAGGATCATTTAGAATTCCAAATAGTGAAGATATTCAATTTGAAACTGGAAAAGGTAGATTTAGATTAACTAGTAATTCAATAAATGGATTAAATGAAATAAGTACTATAGCAGAAGGAACTTATTATTCTCAAGATCAAAATGTGGATCTTCAAGGAGGAACATCTTCTTCTTTGAGGAATTCAATTGATGTTATTGATAATTCATTTAAAGATCAAAGATTAAATCTAGATTCAAATATAAATCAAAGATTCTCATCTAGACTTAATGGTGGTTATAGAGACCCTCTTGCACAAACATTTGTGGTTGACGATGCTACTGGAGTCTATGTCACAAAAGTTGATTTATACTTTAGTTCTAAAGATGAAAAACTTCCCATTAATCTTGAAATAAGAGAAGTTAATTTAGAAACTCCATCACAGAAAGCTTTACCATTTTCACAGGTAGAAGTTCTTCCTGATAGTATTGAAACTTCAGAAAATGCTGATGAAGAAACGTCTTTTATTTTTGAATCTCCAGTTTATTTGGAATCTCAAAAAGAGTATGCATTAATCATAACTACAAATTCCGATGAATATGAACTTTGGATTTCTAGACTAGGTGAATCTGATCGTGGATCTGAAGAAGTTGGACAAACTAAGACATTAGTATCAACACAAAAAGTACTTAAGTCTCTATTTAAATCACAAAATGCTTCTAAATGGACAGCAAGTGCATATGAAAGTTTAAAAGTTAATATTTTTAGAGCATCATTTTCCACTTCTTCTGGATTTACTCAATTTTTTAATGCAAATCCTTCAGATGAATATAAAATTATGAGTAAAGATCCTTTGACAATGATTGCCAAAAAATCTAGAATTTCTTTGGCATCTACGATCACTTCTACCGATGTTGATAGTCTTAAAGGAAGAACGGTACAACAAACTGTTGGACTTGCCGCAACAGCAACTGGAATAATTGTTGGTGTTGGTGGAAGTTCATTTGGTCAATTAAACATAATTGATACTGGAATTGGATATACGGGAAGCAATATTACATTTAATAATATCTCACTACAAAGTATTACGGGATCTGGAATTAATGCAACTGCAAATATATCTATGGGATCCACTGCTGGTATTGCCACATCAGTAGTAATAGTAGATGGTGGTTCTGGATATACTATTGGTGATATACTAGAACCTGTTACTATAGGAACAGGACTGGGATCTGGTATGAGATTAAGTGTTTCTGAGATAAGTGCGAAGAATTTATTGATTATTGATAATATTCAAAACAACTTTATTGCAGGTTCTGGCAATTCCATCACTTATATTAATTCTTCAGGAATACCTTCTGAATTTGTAGTAGGAACTGCAACTACTATAAATTCAATTAATGAATTGACTGATGGAAGACACATTAAAGTGTATCATAGGAACCATGGTTTGCACTCTTCATCGAATATTGCAAAATTAGAAAATATTAGATCTGACATAGAAACTACTCAGTTGACATCTCAATATCCAAGTATTTCTAATGTTACAGATAAGATTAATATAACTAGTGGAACTGGAGTTAATTTTGAAACTTTTGAGGGCAGACCTGTAGGTCCAGCAAATCCAGGATATATTAGAATTTTGGACGAAATCTTAAGATATACTTCTGTCGATGGTGATACTCTATCAGTAGATCAAAGAGAAGTTGATGGTACTTCGGGATTTACATATAAAACAAGAACATCTGTTGAAAAATATGAATTAAATGGAATTTCACTAAGAAGAATTAATACAACTCATAACTTATCAGAGGTAACAGTTCCCAATCCAATTGGAATTGATTTTTATCACATAAAACTTGATATGGAAACGAATGGTGATGAAGATAGAAGTGATGATTTAAGAATTAATTCTTCTAAATTTGCGGGAGGAAATTTTGCTAAAGCATCTTATAATATCCCATACGAGTTAATGATTCCAAATATTTCACAATTAGTTCCAAATGGAACAAATCTTACTTTTGAAGCACAAACAATTAGTGGGACTAGTATTGGAAGTAATGAAGTATCTTTTGTAAACAAAGGTATTTCTAAAATTACAAACAATGTAGAAAATTACTTTGAAACACAAAGATTAATTGCTTCTCCTGATAATGAATCAACATATTTGAATGATCTTCCAGCAAATAAATCTTTGAATATTGTAAGTCTTTTTCAGACTAGTGATGAAAGAATTAGTCCAATCATAGATCTATCAAACAATTCCCTGATTCTTTCCAGCAATAGAATTAATAATCCTATCGATAATTATTCAGAAGATCCAAGAATTAATACTATTTTAGAGGATCCAAATTTATTTACCTATATCACAAATAACATCGAATTAACATATTCTGCTACTTCATTGAAAGTTATTTTAAATGCTTACATTCATAATACCTCTGATGTGAGATTACTATATTCTATTAATAATAGTGAAACTTTTATTCCATTCCCAGGATACAGTAACTTTAATGTTAATGGTTCTACAAAAAATGAAAGAAATAATGATGGAACTTCTGATACGAAGACCGTTAAGCAAGATGTGTTCTTTGGAGATCCATCTAATGCCGATTTCTTAGAGTATACTTTCAGTGTAAATGATTTATCAGCATTTAATTCATTCAGAATTAAATTAATAGGAACTTCAACAAATCAAGCAATTGTTCCAATCATTAAAGATTTTAGAACAATAGCACTAGCATAACATGGATCTTATACCAGTTGAAGGGTCAAGCAATCTTTACAGAGATTCAAAGACCAATGCAATAGTGAATAATAATGGTGATGAATATGATAAGTACATAAAACAGAGACAGATCAGAAAAAATAAAGAAAACAAAATTGATTCTATTGAGTCTGATTTGTCTCAACTAAAGAATGAAATAAATGAAATAAAGGCACTTTTACAGGCATTAGTATCAAAATAAATATACATAGTAATATAAGGAACTTGGATTACCATAATGGCTCAACCAACTACTAGGCAGGAGTTAATTGACTATTGCAAGAGAAAACTTGGTGCTCCTGTTTTAGAGATAAATGTGGCGGATGAGCAGATTGAGGATTTAGTTGATGATGCTGTTCAGTTTTTTAACGAAAGGCATTTTGATGGGGTATTTCATACATATCTAAAATATCAGATTACACAAGATGATATTGATAGAGGAAGGGCATCCGGATCTTCTGGAGTAGGAATTGCTTCAACTTCAGCAACTTCCAATATTGTAGGAACAGCAACTACATTTACATATTATGAAAACAGCAATTATCTTCAAGTACCCAACCATGTCATTGGTGTAAATAAGATTTATAAGTTTGGAGGATCAAATTCATTATCTGCTGGTATGTTTAGTATTAAATATCAGCTATTTTTAAACGATATTTATAATTGGAGTTCTATTGAACTCCTTACATATGCTATGACAAAGACTTATCTTGAAGATATTGATTTTATGCTTACAACAGATAAACAAATTAGATTCAACAAGAGACAAGATAGGTTATATTTGGATATTGATTGGTCAACGGTAAGAGTGGGAGAATATCTTGTGATTGATTGTTACAGAACAATGGATCCTTCAGATTATGGTCAAGTTTGGAATGATTCTTTCCTTAAGAAGTATCTAACATCATTAATCAAAAGACAGTGGGGTCAAAACCTAATTAAGTTCCAAGGTGTTAAATTGCCAGGTGGTGTTGAGTTTAATGGAAGGCAGATTTATGAAGATGCGGAAAAAGAAATCGATATGTTAATGGAACAAATGAGTAATAGTTATGAACTACCACCTCTTGATATGATAGGTTGATCATGTTAAATCCATTTTTTCTGCAAGGTTCAAAATCGGAGCAAAATTTAGTTCAGAGTCTGATTAATGAACAGATAAAGATGTATGGTGTGGAAGTGCATTATCTTCCACGAAAATATTTAACTGAAAGAACTGTAATGAAAGAAGTTGTTCAGTCAAAATTTGATGATGCTTATCCAATTGAAGCATATGTTTCTACATATGATGGATATGGTGGGCAGGGAACTCTACTCTCTAAGTTTGGTATTCAAGAAATTGACGATTTAACTCTTGTCATATCAAAAGAAAGATTTGAGACATATATAACACCATTATTAGATGGGCAGGATAATATAAAACTTGCATCTAGACCAAAAGAAGGAGATTTAATTTATTTCCCTTTAGGTGATAGAATTTTTGAGATTAAGTATGTTGAGCATGAATCTCCATTCTATCAACTTCAACAGAATTATGTTTATGAGTTGAGATGTGAACTCTTTAGATATGAAGATGAGGTTATTGATACCGATATTGAACAA